TTTCGGGGCATCCAATATGCGGAAGTTCTCCAGTATGATGTGGGTTTCCCTGAAACCGGAAGAGGGGACAAGCGTGGACGTGACGGTCATTACAGACCGGAAAAACACGTTTAAAGATAAAGTTGTGAGTTCCGAAAAAGCGAAGATCCCTGGACAGCCCTTTGCGACAAGGGCAAAAATCAAGGCGAAGAAGTTCGTGTTCTACAAGCTGCTGCTGAACATCGACCATAAAATGCCAGCGACAACTGTGACGAACGTGGACTTCCGGGTGCGCCAAACCGGGTATTCCAAGTAGGTGATGTGAATGAAAGCAGAAGACGCGAAAAAGAAGTTGGTCGATCTTGCCAAGGGCGAGGTCGGATACCACGAGGGAGCAAACAACTGGAACAAATACGCCGAAGACCCGAGGATCGCGGAGCTGTACGGATGGAATGTCCAGAACCAGCCATGGTGCTGCACTTTTGTGAACTGGTGTTTCCTGCAGGCCTTTGGCGACATTGGAGCGCAGATGACCTACGGCGGCTCGGCAGCGTGCGCCAATCAGGCAGCGCTGTACCGCAAAGGCAATGCGTTCTATACAAGTAAGCCGGAAGCCGGGGATCAAATCTTCTTCTATTCCGGCGGCGGGATCAACCACACAGGAATCGTGGTGGAAGTGAACGGCTCCGCAATTAGAACTGTCGAGGGCAACTACTCGGACAAGGTGAGCTTGTGTTCCTACCAGATCGGAAACAGCGTGATCGCCGGGTACGGCAGACCGAACTGGAATCTACTGGTGGAAGACTGGGAGAAACCGTGGGTCGTTGTTCAGAACGGGCAGATCGTGAACAGCTCCGAGTGGAAGCAGGAAGAGGAACAGGGGAAACCTGTGACTGTGCAGTCGAAAGAAAACCACGAGTGGAAACCGCCCCTGCTGAAGTATGCGCCGGACGATTACTACGAGGCCGTGAAACTGCTACAGGCACTCCTGAATGTAAGAGGCTTTGACAGCGGAAAGGCAGACGGCTACTACGGCCCGAAGACCGTTGCCGCTGTGAACAGAGCAAAGCGATTCTATGTACTGGAGTGTGACGGAACGTGCGACGGCAATCTCTGGGGAAAACTTAGATGGGGTGATGTGAAATGAGCGACGTTGTCTTAGCTGCGTTGATCGGTGCGGTGGCGAGCATCATCGTAAACCTGATCAACAATGCCAGAGAAGGAAAGAAGCGGGCAGTAGAGGAAGCCAAAAAGGAAACACGGCTGGAAGACCGGCTGCAATCCATCGAGACGAAGCTGGATATCCACAACGGATATGCAGAGAAACTGGGCGATATCCAGATTGATATCGCGGTCATTAAGAACGACATTCAGAACTTGAAGAGAGGTGACTAACATGGAAGGCATGACAGTATGGGCGATTACCATTATCTGCTATCTGGTAGCGGAAGGCGTTAAGGCGACACAGAAGCTCAATGAGTGGATTCCCATCATCTGCGGAACGCTCGGCGGCATTCTTGGCATCGTGGCGATGTATGTCATTGCGGACTTCCCGGCGAATGACATCCTGAATGCAATAGCAATCGGAATCCTGAGCGGCTTTGCTGCCACCGGCGTACATCAGGCGCAGCACCAGTTGACCAGCAAGGAGTAAACCATGGCATACACAACGACAGGAACCATCACCGGGATGGACGTGTTCCAGCGTGCCATCACAATGATGGACGAGTTGAATGACGCAGGGAAATACCGGCACGATGATACTGTAGAGTATCAGAACAGAACGCTTGCAATCCTCAACATCCTCCAGAACGAACTGTATCCGTATTCGGATACGTTCCCGAAATGGCAGGAATGGGACTATGGAAGACGGCCTGTACTCATGCCGCTTGCGGATCTGTACAGCGCAATCGATCTGGACGACTACTGTGCCGGAACGGTCATGCCGTATGGGCTGGCAGCGCATCTGCTTCTGGACGAGAATCCCTCTGCGGCTGGCTATTTCCAGCAGCGGTACGATGAACTGAAAGCAGCACTCATGAGAGGGGCTGGGAAGCTCTCAGCATCGGAAGACATCGTGGACGTGTACGGCCCGAACGGCGGTATCCATCCGTACAACGAGTTCAGCGCATGGAGTTGAGGAAGGGGCGGTAGAGCATGGCGAAAGTGGAGCAGCCGCCCCATCCAAGCGAGCAGAAGAAAGATCGCAATATTCCGAAGCCGTACAAGACTCCGTCAGAGCTGATGAGGAAGATGCGAGAGTACTTCGCCATCTGCGAAACAGATCCTGACTGGAGAAACATCACGATGGCCTTTGCGGAGATTGCAAAGGAAGCGGAAGAAACCCAGACCTGGAACGGACTGCAGAAGAAGTATCAGGCGCTGGCTGACCAAATACTCAACAGCGCCTGCTTCCCGGACGAAGCCGGAATGAGAATCCATCTGGATCTCAGCCATGAGAGCTATCGTGCTTATCAGGAAGACTCGGACTACGAGAAAGTCTTCAACTGGGCGCAGGACATGAGAGAAAGCTGGGCGGCGCGAAGACTTGCCGCAGACCCCAGATCGGCACAGGCTTTCCTGAACATCCTGAAGCAGGCTGGGAACGGCGGCTGGGTGGATCGGAAGACTGATACGGGCGAAAGAACGCTGACGGTCAAGTGTGCCGGAGTTGGTGGAGAAGAGGCATTTCAATAATGGCAAGACCGAGAAAAAACACAGGGCCGCAGCACACAACATGGGACGCAGGAGAAGCAAATCCGAAGCAGCTTCTGTTCTACCAGGCGAGAACTCCGTTCGTGTGCTACGGCGGTGCCAAGGGCGGCGGCAAGACCCACGCTATCCGTACCAAGGCATTCGGCATGGCTCTTGTGTACCCCGGTATCCGCATCCTGATTATGCGTCAGACCTATCCGGCATTGGAAGAAAACCACATTGCACCGATGCGGAGAATGGCGGCGCAGACAGGGGCGGCAACCTACAACGGCACCACGCACATGCTGACGTTCTCCAACGGAAGCACAATTCGATTCGGCCATTGGTCCGGCGAAGACTCCGAGGACGAATATCAAGGTCAAGAGTATGACGTCCTGTTCATTGACGAGGCAACACAATTCTCGGAGCGTGCGTTCAACTATCTGGGCGGCCTTGTCCGTGGCGCAAATCCGTACCCAAAAAGGACTTACTTAACCTGTAATCCAGGTGGAATCGGCCATCGCTGGGTTCGGAGACTTTTTGTGGACAAGCAGTACAAGACCAACTGCCCGAACCCGGAAGAGAACGAAAACCCGGAAGATTACACGTTCATCTTCGCAACTGTTGACGACAATACACACATGCTGGAGCATTCTCCAAACTATCTGAGAATGCTTTCCCAGATGCCAGAAGATCTGCGAAGAGCTTACCGATACGGCGACTGGGATGCGATAGGCGGCGGTTACTTTAAAGAGTTCCAGTTTGCCACGCATATGCAGAAGCCTTTCCGAATCCCTGACCATTGGCCGAGATACCGCAGCTTCGACTACGGCCTTGATATGTTTGCCTGCATCTGGTGGGCGGTGGATACCGATGGCAGAGCATGGGCTTACAGGGAAGTGGAAGAGAAAGGGCTGATCGCGAAGAAAGCGGCAATGCTCTGTCTGGAGAACAGCCCTACCCACGAGAACATCGCAGCAACTTATGCACCATGGGATATGTGGGCACGGTCGAAAGAATCCGGCAAGACAATGGCTGAGATCTTCCTAATGAACGGAGTCAGCATCGTTCAGGCACCGAGAGATCGAGTTCAGGGGCACATGGCCGTGAAGCACATGATGTCGCAGATGCCGCTGAGAGATCCGTATGTGATTGATCTGTTTCCGAAAGGAAAGGCACCGTCAACGCTGCCGGGGCTGATGCTGTTTTCGGATCTAACGAAAGTGGCCGAGGATCTGCGAGACATCCAGACGGATGAGAAGAATGTAAACGACTGTGCGAAACAGCCGCACGAGGTCACTCATACCGTGGACGCAGTCAGATATTTCTGCGTATCGAGAACAACGAGTGCGGAGCAGCCAGTAGTGGAACGGAAGAAGACCTTTGAAGATATTCTGGACGAGAAAGAAGAAAACTACGAGAGCTTCATGTGCGGCGGCGAGCCGACGGAAGAATACCTTGCGTGCTGAAGGGAGAAACGAATGATCGAGAACATGGTATGGATTCTGCTGCTTGTGCAGCTCGGAATGTTTGGGGCAATCTGTGCTGTCAGTCTGCAATGCAGAAAGTCTGCAGAACGCTACATCAAACTGGAAGAGTGGGCAGAGCATTGGATGAAGCGGCTGGAGCAGCGCACGGAAGCGTGTGATGAGAAGATCAAGGAGATTCAGGAACTGATGCCGAGAGACGGCAAAAACGAACTCCTACGGCACAATCTCCTGCTGCAGCAGATGAACGACGAGATGGAGAAGAATCTCCAGATGGAACGCGAATGGAACGAGGGGTTTGCTTCCATCCTGAACTACGGGAAACCGATTACTGAGGTGAACAAGAATGAGTGAAGACGGGCTGGGGCTGTTCGCAGGAAAAGACAAACCGACCGTCGAATGGGGCTGGGATCATTACGAGAGAGCGATGCAGTTCGACAACAGCATCAATCTCTATGAAACAGTCAAAGCGAACGAGAACTTTTACATCGGCAAACAATGGGAAGGCGTCCAGGCGAACGGACTGCCGACCCCTGTATTCAACTTCCTGAAGCGTGTAGGCGGCTTCACGATTGCGAACCTGGTATCCGACAGCATCAAGATGGCGGCATCTCCGCTGGCAAGCTACCCGGAAGACGATAAGCTGATCGACCCTGTTCGTATCGTGAACGACGAGTTCGATGCCCTGAGTGAGCAGAACAGGCTTCCGGCATTGGCGAAAGAGTTCGCCAGAGATGCTGCCGTCCGTGGCGACGGGTGCATCTACACTTGGTGGGATGCGGACGCTGACGCAGGCCCGAACAAGAAAGGCAGAATCCGCAGCGAGATCACGAAGAACACTCAGGTGTACTTCGGCAATCCAAACGACCACAGGGTGCAGGAGCAGCCGTGGATCATGATCTCAAAGCGAGAGATGGTTCGCGACGTTCGCCACAGGGCAAAAGAGAACGGCATCGAGGACTGGCAGCAGATCATGCCGGACGACGAGAATCTTGAAGCCATGGACAGCGTGAAGCAGTCAGACGATAAAGTCACTACTGTGCAGCTTTTCTGGAAAGACGATGAGAAAGGCGAAGTGTGGTGCTTTGAGTTCTGCAGCAACTGCACGATCAAGGAACCCTGGAATCTGAACATCCGGCTGTATCCCATCGTGTGGCTGAACTGGGATTATGTATCTGACTGCTACCACGGTATGGCGATGATTACAGGCCTGATTCCGAACCAGATCTTCGTGAACAAGAGCTGGGCAATGTCGATGATAAGCATCCAGCGGACTTCGTTCCCGAAGTTCATATACGATAAGACAAGGATCTCCCATCTGGACAACGGCGTCGGTAGGGCAATCGGAGTTGCCGGGAATGTGGACGGAGCAATCAAAGTTGCAGACACAGGCCACATCGAAGCACAAGTCTTCCAGTACATCTCGGCTGCTGTAAGCCAGACGGAAGAATGTCTGGGAGCTACGGAAGCTGCTCTCGGCGAAGGCAAGGCATACAACACTTCGGCCATCCTGTCGCTTCAGAAAGCAGCATCCACTCCGCAGGAATTGACAAAACAGAATCTCTATCAGCAGATAGAAGATCTCGCAAGGATCTATCTGGAGTTCATGGGAGAATACTACGGCAAGCGTACTGTGGACATGGCTTTGACAGATGATCTTCGTGCGTTGTACGAGCAGAAAGCCATGCTCGATCAGGCGGCTGGCATGCCAACTCAGGAGATCCCGCAGACGGCGCCTGTGAAGTTTGACTTCAAGATGCTGAAAGATCATCCGTTCTCGGTAAAGATCGACGTGGGCGCATCTTCGTATTACTCCGAAGTTTCTTCCCTGAGCACGCTGGACAACCTCCTGCTGAACGGACATATCAATATCATCCAGTATCTTGAGCACATCCCTGACGGCACCGTTGCAGGACGCAGGGAACTGATCGAGGAACTGAAACAGCAACAGGCCGAACAGGCCGCACAGCAGCAGGCCATGATGGAACAGCAGATGGCGCAGCAGCAGATGGCTCAGACCGCAGAAGTTGCGGAGAGCGAAGCAACGGAAGAACAGAAGAGCACCGGCTTCAAAGAGCTTGGCGAGGCACTCAGGTCAGTAGAAGCCAGACAATGAGGTGAAATAGATGGCAACAATCAACGACACTCTGGCACAGCGGCAGAAAGAATCGGCAAACCAGATCGGCGAACTCTATAACAAGCAGTACAACTCTCAGGCTGCACAGCTCAAGACGGCATACGATAAGAATGTATCCGATGTACAGGCGGCACAGGCAAAGATTGCTCCCCAGTACCAGACGCAGGCAAATCAGCTTGCCGCCCAGTACGAGCGCAATCGCCGGAACGCAAATCTGCAGGCAATGAACAACGGACTTGGCACAGGGAATGCTGTTCAGCAGCAGGAAGCCCTGAACAATCAGTTCCAGCAGAACTATGCGGGGCTGCGTGCGAACGAGATGGCTGCTCAGACGGAAGCCGGACAGAAGCTGGTCAATCTCGGCACCGAGTACCAGAACCAGCTCGCAGCGGCGAGATCGGAAGCGGAGAACAAGAAAGCTACCGCTCTGGTTGAGGATCAGAACAAGCAGAACACCTGGTACGACGAGCAGGCGAAGACGATGGCCGGATTCGGCAACTTCTCCGCCTACGAAAAACTCTACGGCAAAGATGCCGCAGACCAGATGAAGGAAGTGTGGATCATCCAGAATCCTCGCGTGGCTCTCGGTGCTGGCCTAATCGATGCGAAGAAATTCAAAGAGATTACGGGAGAAAATCCGTAAGGAGTGGTTACGATGGCAGAAGTGGCTACAACCGAAAAGACTCCGACTGTTCAGGAGCAGATGAAAACCAGAGAAACAGATTCTCAGGCTGGAATCAATAAAATCTATGAGGGGAATCTGACTACTCAGAAGCAGGCGCTGCTGGATGCGTACAACGCAAACACGGCAGCACAGGCACAGCAGGGGCAGAACATCCAGCAGAACTATGCCGGTGCCAACTATGACATCGGCGTGCAGAACGCTCGGAATGAAAACAATCTCACGCAGTTTGCAGATCTTCGCGGAGCGAACACCGCAGCCGGATCTCAGCATCGGCTGAATCTCGGCAATGCAAGAGCGAGAGCGGAAAACGCATTAGCTTATCAGCAGCAGCAAGCTCTGGCCGAGAACCAGCGGCAGCAGCAACTGACGACACAGATGTACCAGAACCAGGTTGATGCTGCGTTTGCGGACAATGATTACAAGAAAGCTGCAGCCCTGCTGGATGATTACAACAACCAGAACACATGGAGAGAGCAGCAAGCTCAGATCCTCGCCACTTACGGAAACTTCGATCCTTACAAAGATCTGTACGGAAACGATGCGGCTGCGGCCATGCAGAAAGTATGGCAGGCGCAGAACCCAGATGTTGCATATCGCACCGGGGCTATTACTCCGCAACAGTACAAAGACATCACAGGCAGTTGGCCTGCAGGCTATACACCGCCAAGCAGCGGCGGCGGGTTCTACTGGGGTGAAAACAACGGCTATGTTCCGACCACAGGCAAAGGCGGCGGCGGTGGCGGTGGATCGTCAACGCCATATACGCTGATTTCTTCGTTCTTCCCGTGGAACAAGTAATCGCAGGGGGAAAGCAACATGGCAAATAAAGATAGCGGCGGTTCTTTCTTTCAAGATTACCAAAACAAACAGGGCGCGTCATCTGGCAAGAGTTCGTCCAGTTCCAAAACGAGTTCCAGTTCCAAAACGAGTTCCGGCTCAAAATCGAGTGCGCCGTCTCTTCGGGAATGGCAGGCAGGGCAGTACGCAAAGTACATGGACAAATACATGCCCAAGTACTCTACTGCGGCACAGCATCAGTATGCACAGGCTGTCGATGCTCTCAGCAGGCAAGGCAACGCGATCAATGCGTACAACTCCGGTCAGACGACAAAAGAAGAGTCTCAGCAGTTCCTGAAAGAAGCCCAGAAAGAAGCCAAAAGAACTGAGCCTACGGAACTAAACCGCGAAACTCGGCAGACATGGATGGAGATTGCAAATGCCTACGATGATCGAGTAAAGGCATTTGACGAGCAGGAAAAAGCCGAACAGGAAAAACAGGCAAAGCTGGACGCCAAGGCAAGCTACGAGAAGACTCAACAAGACATCGAGAAGCTCCGGCAGGAAGGACAGACCAGAAGCCAGATCTGGGTTGACGGCACATACATGGGCGAAGACAAAAAAGTCGCTGATGATTATGCCAAGCGTATCGCAGATCTGCAGGCGAAAGCCGATAAAGAGCGTGAAGCTGCCGGAGATACCATCGGACTCTCCACAACAGAAGCCATCGGAGCAAACCTTGAGCACGGCGCATGGCAAGGCATTATGGGGCTTGGTCAGGCTGCTGCTTCCGATATCAGCGAGGGCGTAAGCTCTGAAGACTCCGCATCCATTCTCGGAAAGAGCGGTGCAGCGAACCAGGCGAAGTACAATCAGGAATACGGAGATCGGCTGAAGAGCATCTGGAACGGCGGCGGTTCTGTCGGCGGCAAGATGAAAGACACGCTGTTCTCCACATTCCACTTTGCCACGCAGTCTCTTGAAAAGGGTGCAGCGAGAAACGAAGCGTTCTATCGTGGGCAGCAGGGGATGGACTATGTCCTGCGGAACTGGGTGCTGCCGAAAGTCACAGGATCTGACGATGCGGAAGCGAATGCAAGCTGGCTGACCGGCAAAGCATACGATGCCACAGACAAGCTGACGGACAGGGTTTCCGAGTGGGAGCCGTTGCAGTATGTCAGCAATGAGAAGCTGCAATCCGCAATGAAAGGGTCGGATGCAACCGCACAGCTTGCCGGACAAGTATCTGACGTCATCGGCCGGATGCTGCCGTCTATTGCCGCATCGTGGGCAACCAAGAACCCGAACGTTGGCCGTCTGATGATGGCGGCAAGTGCAGGCGGCTCTGCGGCAGCGGAAGCGTACAGGAACGGGGCAACAGCAGAACAGGCTTATTACATCGGTCAGGAAAAGGGATTTGTCGAGTGGGCAACCGAGGGAATGTTCGAGGGCATCGGACTGCTCGGCGGCGGTATGCTTTCCGATGTGGCGAAAACCGCACTCGGAGATTTCGCCTTGGGGAAACTCGGAAGAACTCTCCTGAAGATCGGCGACATACTCGGCGAGAACGTTGAAGAAGCCGCGTCTGACTGGGCATCTCCCGGCATCGACAAGGCCGTGCTCGGCCAGCTCTCGGAAGATGAAGAAGACCTCTCGGTGGTTCAGGCGCTGCTCGGACAGGCACCGTGGACGGAACAGGGACTTGTTACGCTGCTGTCCACATTCGTGCTCGGCGGCATCAGCGATGTATCCCAGAACGGACTCAACAGAGTATCCGCAGAACAGGCACAGGAGATCATAGAACTCGCACGGAACTCCGGGAACGAACGGCTGGCAAATCTTGCCAACGAATACGCAGCCCTGATTGAGAAGCGTGGTTCCATGGGTGCGAAGCAGTTCTCTGAGTTTGCCGAAGCAACAAAGAATCGCATCGGCGAAGAGGAGTTCAACCGCAAGACTCAGGAGAAGCTGGACAGAGAAGCGAACCCCGGGCCGAATAACATGAACATGTTCAGCGATCCGGCAACAGGCCTGACAGCAGATCAGCTTAGTCTCGCAAAAACGCTCGACAGCGCAGCAATGGACGGCATGAAAACGAATGCCGCTTCTTGGCTGAGTGGAAAGATAAACGGCACGGAAATCGGCGAGAGCATACTCGGCGACTATGTGAATCCTGAGTTCATCAGCCAGCTCCCAGACGGAGCGCAGAAAGCCGCACAGGCATTCGCTAATACAGAGAATGCGGAAGAAGCGGTACAGAACATTATGAACTACGCAGCAGAACTCGTTGGCCAGAACGCTGCGGAGTGGGATGATGCCAAATCCAATGCCGTTGCCGGATATGTTCTCGGCACCCTGAGCAATCTGTTCCAGTCCGGCTCTGAAGTGAACCAGGCTCGCCAGCAGAACATCGCAGCGGAAGCGGTTGAGTTTGCCAAGAGCGGCATGACCATAGACGAAGCGATTGAAGCTGCAAAGCAGACGGCACAGAAGAGCGTTACCGCAAAGCCGAAGCCTGCAGTCATCCAGACAGCGCAGCGGACGAATACTGTGGAAGAGAACGGCCAGACATGGGAAAACTGGGTTCAGGATACGCTTTCTGGCGGTGCACTCAGCGACAAAGAAATCGACACCATTTACAATAGGCCGAGAGCAAGAGAAGCCTTTGAGAAGCTGACTGGCATTTCTCTGGAAGACATGAGCGAAGAAGATGCGAAGTCGTACATCGGCATGGCTGCAGGCACAACCGCAAGGCCGAGCGTGCAGATCGCGTCTGGCGATGTTTCTGTACAGGAAGATGTAAACACCAAGGCCGAACAGAAAAACGCGACAGAGAGCGGTTTAAACAGCACAGAAACAAAGGCTGATACCGAGCAGGCAAAACCCGGTAGCGGAACTGTATCTTTTGATGGCGCTGTTGTAGACGGAAGAACCTATCAGGCCGTTGATATG